GGTCAGCTTTAAATGATTCTTCTGATTGGACTCCCAGCCAATCAACTCAGTCAGGGTATCAAGACATAGTAGGTACACATGGTAATATCCAAGCAATCGTAGGTGGTGAATCTTTTGGAATTATATTCTTTGAAAAAGCTATTTACAGAATGGAATATGTAGGTACTCCATTAATCTTTACCTTTAACAAAATTGCAGACAATGTAGGTGCTTTTGCTCCTAAATCTGTTTGTTCTTTTGGTAGTGATATATTCTTTCTTGCACAAGATGGTTTTTACAAACTATCAGGTGGACAACAATTAACACCAATAGGAAACGCAAGAATAGACAATTTCTTTTTTGAAGATTTATCTTCTAACTTAGATGGTATTTGTTCAGCAATAGATCCTAACAACTCTATAGCTGTATGGTCTTATCGTGGATCAGGTGCTACAGGCACAACTAATAATAAATTATTAATTTATAATTATTCAGTAGATAAATGGAGTACAGGATCAGGCCAAGATTTAGAATTTATAGCAGGTGCTTCTCAAGAAGCATTTAACACACTAGAAAGTTTAGATGTGTTTGGTGAGTTAGATAACTTAACAAGATCATTAGACTCCTACTATTATGGAGAAGGTATTGTTGGTCTTGCTGGTTTTAACTCCTCTCATTTGTTTGGAAAGTTTATTGCAACTAGTTTATCAGCAACAGTTGATACGACAGAGTTTGAAGGTGCTGAAAATAAAAGATCAACTTTAATTAATTGCAGGCCGATTGTAGATGGAACTGCAAACACAACTGTTACTGTGACTCCTATTAAAAGAGATTCACAACTTAATAGTGTGACAGTAGGAACTGCTGTATCTAATAACACAGATGGTTCAGTTCC